TAAATAATATTATTTATGATTAATTTATCAAAACATAATCTATAAAGTTATTATTTTTTGAAAATTTTTCGTTTATAATATATTATTATTTTATTATTTAAAAATAATAATGTTAGATTGTAAAATTATTATAGATGAATTTTTGTATGGTATAAATAGAGATGTTCATTTTAATAAAACTAATTTTAAATTACCAATAGAATTAAACGATAAAAGGGTTTCTTTAAACAATAATTTGAAATGCGATTTAGAATTATTTGATAACAATGATATATCGAATAATATCAAATCTAATCCCACAGACACGTCTAATAACGAAATATATAATAATGATATGTCTAATAATGAAACTAATAAAAACTTATATAATTACGTTTTCAATCCCACAAATTATGTAGAACAAAATATTACTAATAAATGGTCTATGTTTTACACAACAGATATTAGTTTTATAAATGATACGCAAAATTTATTGAAAAATTTTGTTGATTTATCATTTGATAATGATTATATTAATATGTACGAATCTTTTGAAAATATAGCTCAAGATAATAATTTTATATCTAAAAATCAATATATAGATTTACCTATATTGCATAAATATAACAATAATTCTTATATTTTGAATATATATTGTATTAATAATATATTATCTCCTATATTAAGTATTTTTGTACCTATATTGTTTTTGTTCTTACCATATTTTATGATAAAATTACAAAATAAACAATTAACTATGGATGAATATTTAACATATTTAAAATCTATATTTAATAAACATCCAATTGGAAACTTAATATTTAATTTTAATAATACTAGTTTAAGTAGCAAGATTTACATGATTTTTACTGTTATAATGTATTTTTATCAAATATATCAAAATATATTTTTATGCAAAAAATTTTACAATAATTTACACAAAATCAATGATTTATTACATAATATTAGAGATTATATAAATAAATCCATAACTAGATTCAATAAATTATTAGATACTACTTCAAAATTAGCATCATATAAAACTTTCAATAATACTATTGCTAATAATATATTTAATTTAATTAATTATCGTGATAATTTGAGTTATATTACCCATAATAATTATCCTGTTAAAAATTTGTTTAATATTGGATATTTAATGAAAAATTATTATCAATTGAATAATGATAAAAATTTAATTGAAACAATATATTATAGCTTTGATCTTAATGTATATATTAATAATATGACACATTTAAAAAAAATGATTAATGATAAAAATATTAACTATTGTACATTTAATAACAATAATAAATACAAAATAAAAAATGTATATTATGCACCACTTTTAAACAAAACTAATTTATCTGAATCTAATATAGTCAAAAATAATATAAGTTTTGATAAAAATTTAATTATAACTGGTCCTAATGCATCCGGTAAAACTACTACATTAAAATCTATTATGTTTAACATATTATTATCTCAACAAATTGGTTGTGGATTTTATGATACTGCTAATTTGAAAATATATGATTATTTACATAGTTATATTAATATTCCAGATACATCTAATAGAGATAGTTTGTTTCAAGCCGAAGCCAGAAGATGCAAAAACATTATTGATTCTATTAATAAAAATAAAAATAAAAATCATTTTTGTATTTTTGATGAATTATATAGTGGTACTAATCCAGATGAAGCTGTTAAAAGTGGATTGGTATTAACTAATTATATTAATGATAGAAATAATGTTAACTTTATTTTAACCACACATTACAAAAAATTATGTAAAAAAGTTAAAAATATTGATAAATACAAAATGAGCATCACTAAATTACCTGATAATAAATTTAAATATAATTATAATTTAGTAAAAGGAGTATCCAATGATAAAGGCGGTTTGATTGTTTTAGAAAATATGAATTATCCTAAGTCATTGTTGAATAAATACAAAAATTCATAATATTTATTTAATAAATTGTATATTCAATCAAATATTATATTCGTAAAAAATAATATAAAATTATATTTAATTTTTATAAATATGAAAACACTTTTAAAATTATTAGACACCGGTTATTCTATATTATTTTTATTAGTTATTTTTATAAGTAGTTTTATAACTTTTTATTTTTATAAAAAAATAACCATATTAGAAAACAGTTTAATTGAACAAGGAAAAATCTTACAAAAATTCATTCTAAATTACAATAATACTTTGATTAGTAAACATTCTTTAAATAGTCAAATGTATTCTAATAATACTAATTCTAATAATACTAATTATGATAACAATGATAATGATAATGATAATGATAATGATAATGATAATGATAATGATAATGATAATGATAATGATAATGATAATGATAATGATCACGGAATATCAAAAATATATGTTTCTGATGACGATAATCATTTGAAGTCTAATAACATTATAAGTAATAATTATAATAATGATAATACTATTAATACTAATGATAATAATGATGACAATAATAGTTTAAGCGTTAATGATACTGTCGACAATGATGATACGTCTGATGATGATGATGATGATGATGATGATGATGATGATGACGATGATGATGATGATGATACATCTGATAATGATGATGATGATGATGATGATGAAAATGAAAAAGAAAATCAGTATGATAAGGGGGATGACGCTAATGGTATTACAATAAATAATACATATGATAATAATGATATTAATGATATTAATGATATTAATGATATTAATGATATTGAATTAACGGATATTATAGATAATAATAATAATTTTTTTGAAAAAGATATAACATTATCCGAAAATGATTTAAAAATTTTAAATATAAATCCATGTCATGATACAGATAGTAATAAAATTGATTATGATTTAAAATCTATTAATAATAAAACTAAAATAGACGTATTAAGAACTATAGTTGTAACAAATAATTTATTAGATAATGAAACGGCACAAAAAACAAAAAAATCTGAATTGATAAAATTAATACAAAATATTAATTAAATTTAAAATTTAATAAATTATTTTATTATATAAATATAATAATGAGTGATTATAATAATGTTTATATTAATTGTTCAGCATTAATGGCTGATAGTAGAAATGTATTAAAAAATAGTAATAATATTATTGATAATAATAATAGTTTGAAAAATAGAAAATATTTAATAGATAATGCAGATGATATTATTTATACTAATCAAGTTAAGGCGTGTAATTTTACTAGTTCAAAAAATAATTATATAGCACAGCCTTTTATATTAAATAATAATTTGAAAAAAAATATTAATAAAAACAATAATAATAATAATGACAATTCTATTTATTTAACAAAAGAAAAACTTAACAATCTAACATTTTCAAAGTAAATAAATAAACAATTATAATATATTATATTATATTGTATTATATATATATAGTTATGGATTTAGTAAAAACATTTATGGGCCCTCTTGATAAAAGTTATTGTTCTGTATTTATGTTTATGGGATTTATATCATTATTTCTTGTTCTTTCTAAAATAATTGCATTATTTATATTATCAATTTCTTCTATGTCTGTTAAAAATGAAAAATTAAAAGGTCCTATGCTTTTAGTTGGGGTTATTGGTACATTGGTATTATTTTTATATTATATAGTAGCCAGATTAGCCTACACTATTTGTAATAGAGTTTTATAAAATTATTTCAATATACTTATAATTAATAATTTATAATTAAAAATTATTTAAAAATAATTATAAATTATTTACAATATACTTATTATTTATAATTATATGAATATATTGAGTATTGATATTGGAATTAAAAATTTAGCTTACATACATACTATATATTGTAAAAATACTAATAAAATAGATATTATTAGCTGGGATTCTATAAATTTAACTAATAGCAATTATATTTGTTGTGATTGTAAAAATAATGCAAAATATGGTATAGATAATATTTATTATTGTAATAAACATGCAAAAAAAACTAATTATAAAATTTTAGATTATAAAATTAACCAATTCAAAAAAAAATCTTTAAAAGAATTAATTAATTTTTCTAAAGAAAACGATATATCATTTAACAATAATTTAAATACGCATGATAAAAAACTTTGTATAGTTGATTTTATTCAATCTAATTTTTTATCTTGTATTGAAACTGAAAATTCAAATAATATTTCTTTAATTGATATTGGTATTAATATTAATAAATTATTTAACAAATTATTTACATCACAATTTGATTTGGTTTTGATAGAAAATCAAATTAGCCCAAAAGCTAATAGAATGAAAACTATACAAGGCATGATTGCTCAATATTTTATAAACAAAAATATTAATAATATTTTGTTTATTTCATCATGTAATAAACTCAAACCATTCGTAAATAACAAAAAATCAACATATAATGAAAGAAAAAAATTAAGTATAGAAATTACTTATAAAATATTAGAAAAATTAAATATTGATAAAAATTTAATTGAATATTTTAAAAGTAATAAAAAAAAAGATGATTTGGCTGACTGTTTTATGCAAAACATTTCACATTTAATATTAAATTATAATTTTTCTATTGAAATATAATTAATTATAATTATATTTTATTTATGCGTCTTACTTAAAAATTAAACTTCTTATTTAAACATAAATGGATATTATTGAAATTACACCAAATTCATTAAACAATGAAGAAATAATTTTAGATAATGATAATAACCAAAGTGTCAATTTTGGTTCAGGAATTGAATTATTAATGAATAAATCTGATAATAAAACTAACAATAATAACAATAATAACAATAATAACAATAATAACAATAATAACGAAACTAATATTAATGACATCACTTCATTAGAAAACGAATTAAATGATTTGACAAATGAAATAAGTATTGATAATATTCCAACGGTTGAATTAAATAACAATACTGATAATATTTTTGAAAATAATCCAAAACAATCTAAAAATATATTTAGTACTATTTTTAACAGTGGAAAAAATATTTCTTCCGTAAAAGAACACAAAAATTCTAATGATAAATCTATTGGTGAAAGAACCTCCGATATCAATGATACTACCACTTGGGATGATTACAATAATTATGAAAATATCCCTAATAATGACAATGTTAAAGAACAGTTATCCGAAGAAGAATTATTAAGAAAAAAATTCGAATATTTAAAAAAATTAGAAGCTCTTGAAAGAAAAGGAGCTAATTTGACAAAAAAATATAGCATGGATAGTGATTTACAAGAAATGATGGGTGAATATGAAATGTTATTAAATGAAAAAGAAAAAGATAATTCTGTCAAATTTCAAGGTAAAATGTTCATGGCTTGTATACATGGTTTAGAGTTTTTAAATAATAAATTTGATCCATTTGATGTTAAATTAGATGGTTGGGCCGAACAAGTCAATGAAAATATTGACGAATATGATGATATATTTATGGAATTACACGAGAAATATAAATCTAAAGCTAAAATGTCCCCTGAATTAAAATTATTATTTCAACTTGGTGGCTCTGCTATCATGGTTCATATGTCTAATACATTATTCAAATCTGCTATGCCTGGTATGGATGAAGTTATGAGACAACATCCTGATTTAATGAAACAATTCAGCCAAGCTGCCGTTAGTACTATGGGACAAAATAATCCTGGATTCAGTGGATTCATGAGTAACATATTAGGTGGCAATAATTCAGTAAATCAACATGACCAAATTCTACAAAATAATAATAATCGTCCACCATCACCAATGGAAACTCAACTACCTAATAGATCATCTAGATCTAATAACAATAACAATAACAATAACAATAACAATAACAATAACAATAACAATAACATAAGACCAGATTTGAATGCGGCTCAAACAGCTTTATCTGATAACAATGATATTAAAAATATGAATGGTCCATCTATTTCTGAAAATATTACAAGTAATATTAGTGATTTATTGAAAAATGTCAAACCAAAAGACTCAAGAGGTAGAAAAAAAACAACTAGTACAAAAAATACTATCAGTTTAGAAATATAATATTAATAAAATTATATAAAATTGAAAACATTTTTATTTATAATTTATTGTTAATTATAATAAATTATATGAATTATATAATTATTGATGTAAGTTATTGGATTTTCTATAGATATTTTGCATTAATTCAATATTTTAAACATTCTAAATGTATTGAAAATTTAGATTTTAATACATTATATGATAATCCAATATTTGTTGAAAAATTTGATGAAATGATTAAAAATACTATTAAAACTTTAAAAAAAAAATTAAAAATTACAAGACAAAATTCTATTGTTATCGCTGCATGCGATTGCCCTAGACATCATATATGGAGAAATGATTTCTATAAACATTATAAAGAAACACGAATTAGAAATAATAAATTTGTTGGTATTGACTTTTTCAAACATGTATATAATTCTGATCTTTTAAATAATGCCAATATTGATTATATCTTCAAGTATAATCGATTAGAAGGTGATGATATTATTGCTATTTTAAAAAATTATATTAGAGAAACTAGAAATGATAATATATATATTATTGCTAATGATTATGATTATTTACAATTGATTGATGAAAATACTCATGTTATTAATTTACAAAATAAAAATCTTTTATATAGTAAAAATATTTTCACCGATGGTAATAAAAATTTATTTTTCAAAATTGTTCAAGGCGATAAATCTGATAATATTAATCCACTAATTAAAAGATGCACTAAAGAAACCATAGAATATTATTATGAAAATCCAGAAATTTTTGAAAATGTTTTAAAAGAAAATAATTTATTGGAACAATATCAATTAAATAAAAAATTAATTAGTTTTTTTGAAATTCCAGAAGAATTTCAAAATGGATTTGTAAAACATAATGAAGATCAATTGTATAAAATTATTTCTAAAACCGATAATGACTTTAAAAAAATACAACGTTGATAATTATCACATGATATTACATATGATGTTCATAAATAATATAATAAACAAAAAAATAATAATAAAACAGTTTATATAAATTTCATTAATACACTATTATTTCTTTCTCTTATAATATTCCCATTTTTTAAATCATGTTTTCTATAACCATTTATAAGTTTGGAAAATTTTATAAGGGTTTCAAAATTTGTTACATTTACATTATATATTGTATTTTCATTATCCCAATTAAAATTATTTTCATTTTCTATTTTATAATTTATATTTGTTAACGTTTTTAAATTATCGTAATATTTATTTTTTTTTATTGCTTTTTTAATTTCATTGTTATTTAAATATTTATAATTACCATGATATATATCTAAAAATTTTTTAGAATTTTTTTCATAAAATACTGATCTATCAATATTTATATTGTGTATTTTTGCAATATCATTTAGGTGATTGTCTTCAAACCCCCACCCCCAATTATTTACGAAACCCCCTATTTTTTCAAAATCATCACCTATTATTGATACTATACCACCTAATGCAAATTTAAAACCATAAAAATGTTTTATATTACCTACCGTTGTAGAATAATCAGCTATATAAGTTTTGTCTAACGGACAAATATCTATATCATTAAAAACTAATGTTATATTTTTATAATTATTTGGGTATACATTTTTTATAACATTAAATCCTATATTTTTAATCGCTCCCCTATTGAATATTCTATTATCTAATTGTTTTATAAAATATATCTTGTAATAATTTTTATCATAATCTTATAATATTGATTTCATTATACTTAAATATGCAAATTTTTCATTATCACGATCTTTGAATGGAACTATAAAAACTATCGTTGGTATATTCGACATTATATATGATATATATGATATATATGATATATTATATATATCATATATATTCAAATTATGCATTATATTTTAAATTTTCTTTTATAAATTCTATTTTGCCACTATAATTCCATTCTACTACTAATGTTAATAATTCTACATTATTATCCAATGCATCTTTAACCGCGTTTTTATAAATGGGATCCAAATTCGATATTTGAAATGACGATACATCGTTCCTTTGAATTACATAACATATTATTGTTCTTATATTTTCATTTGTTCTTATATTTTCATTTGTTTTTATATTTTCATTTGTTTTTATATTACTTAATTCATTTATATGCTTCAATGCGCGCTCGCTCACCAGTTTATCATTATTTTTTCTATACCCGTCTGGAAAATATGCAATTTTATTATTATAGTCCAAATCTATATATTTTTTTGTTTTTCTAATTTTTTTTGGTATATCTTCATAATCGGCTAATGGGACGTTTTTTACTTCTATAATAAATTCCTTTTCATTTTCATCTATGCCATAAAAATCAAATCTTGAATTCGTAAATTTTACTTCTCTTTTATATGATTTGATATTTTTCAAATTTTCTATTAAATTTTTATTTAATGCTAATTCTACAAAAAATTCAGCTATTTTTGGTTCTATTCCTACTAATATATTTTTTTGAACAATCGTATTATTTATTCTTTTAAATTCCGAATAATAAGCACAATAAACTTTGTATTTACAAATATTTTTTTTACTTTTATTGTTTAGTTTATAAACAAACACTATTTTATCTTTTTCACACAAACCACAACAACCTAATGATGGACAATGGGCTTGTGATATTGTATTATCATTTAATAATATATCTGCTACATATGGAGTTTTTGATATTTTTGACGGTCTAGATATGATTTTAACTGGTATTAAATAACAGTTAAAATCATATAACAACATATTGATTTTTATCGTATATAAATGTATACTATTTTATATATTGTATTATATATATATTGTATCAATTTTATATTATATAATACAATATGTATATATATATATTAATGAATAATTTATTTATTATTAGTTGTATATTTGGAAAACAATTTAAATATCTTCATCCATCTCCTGATAACAAATAAAACAAGCGTATATAATGAAATTATAGCAGCAATGGGACAAATTTGGGTGTATTTATAAATTTAATAAAACCAAAAATATTTGTTAATTGTCTTTTTTTTGTCTTTTTTTTGTCTTTTTTTTACTACATATTGTATGTCTAGCGTTTGCATTTCTCGTATGTCTTTTTTTACCACCATTTGGCATTGTGTTTATATATTGTTTGTGTTTTGCTGTACTTCTGCGGTATGGTATTGCTGTACTTCTGCGGTATGCTATTGCTGTATTTCTGTCCTTTGCTATTGTTGAACTTCTGCGCTTTGCTATTGCTTTTCTGTCGGTTGCCGCGAATGGTCTACTAGTCAATTTTTTACCAATATTAAATCTTGCTTCGTTGGTGATTACTTTTAAACGAGTTACATGTTCTACAAGATGACTATTTGATATATATGCATTATTATAATCAATTGATGAATCCTTATCATTTCTCATAGTAATAATAAGTGATTTTAAACGTACACTCGAATCAACTTTAAAAATACCTGTAATTGCTTCTTGTTCTAAAGTAAACAGTAATAACTCTAAAAACTGTAAATAAGGTTGTTCCTCTGCCCAACATTCTTCTTTCAATATGGCCTCAATCACGAACATAATACGAGACAAAAAATGATAATGAATTTCAGAAAAATGAGAATTGTGATTTTTTTTGTTTTCAGTCCAGGTTTTACTATTATTATCTTTATTAAAAATTTTTTTAATCAAAATTTGAATAAACTCACAGTTTGTATAAAAACTTAAATCATTACCATAAACATTAGAATAAAAATAATATAAGAATGTAAACAACTTTTTATTAAAATCATTTCCTTTAATATATTGGCTTTTTAAATCTTCAAACTTAAAATCAAAAATTTTCTCAAAAGTACTATTAAAATTTGTTAAAATTGTTTTACTATCATACTTGCAATTAATTGTATATTCGTTTAAATTTTTGTTAAACTCTTTGTTTATAAAAAGACTGTCATATTCGTTTAAATTTTTGTTAAACTCTTTGTTTATAAAAAGACTGTCATATTTATTTGATTGTTCTTTATGATTATGTTGTCCGGAACTGTTTGAGGTACTCATAAATGATAAGTATATATATAAGTATATATATAAATATATATATAAGTATATGCATATTATTTATTTTAATATTTGTTATAATATTTGAATCTCATATTTTGCATTAAAAGGTCTGGTATTCTATTTTTCATAAGGTATAACGGGGTTGATTGTTCGCTTAATAATTGTATCAATACATATAATGAATATATACCACAAGTTCCATCTTTATATTGGTGTTGTAACCCATTTACATAATGTACAAGTTTTATATTACTATCTCTTCTAAATTGTTTAATAAGTCGTTCATTTAATATTTTTACTGGTTTGGGAATAGCAACACCATTACTATCAAAATAAAATATATATTTGTTTTTCAAATCTATGAAATTTGCAACCCAATGTGAACCGCCTTTTTCGTGTGTATCTAAATTCAATATTATACCTATTTTATTTATTTTATTTTTGTAATAATCATATAAATTTAAGTTACATAATTCTTCCCATACACAATCACCAGTATTCATTTTTGTATCAAAATCAATAGGTGATGGACCTATAAATTTAAAATTTTTGTATGATTTTTCATATTGTTCCATTAAGTTTATTATATCTCCGCTAGATAACCATGTATTTATGTTTTCTAACCACGTATTTGGCATTTTTGGTGAAAATAATTTATATATTAATTTTTTGTTATAATTATTATTTATAAATTTTTGCGCCAACCAGCATCGTTCATTTGTACATATGTTTGATAATTTTCTTTTTAATTGTTTCCATATTGTATGCGGATTGTTACTTATTATTTTATTATCTGGATTATTGTTATTCCATAATTGTTTGAATTCATATATGTCTCCTTTTTCATAACAAGTAAATTTTAATTTATTTTTTTTACTAGGTGCACAATTTAATTTATTGAATATCTTTTTTTTTTGTGTCTGATTTACCATTATATTTATATATTATTTTTTTTTTTGGTAAAATTTTAGGTTCTTCATATAGTTTATTTGTTTCGCAATATTTTTTTATTGTATTGGTTTTATGCATTTTATATTCTAATAATATATTTTTATCTGTTATTGTATTATTACTTGATATATCATTTATATTTATATTATTAGAATTATTAGAATTATTAGAATTATTATAATTCTCTAATTCCTTTTGATGATGATTTTCGCAATCAATAAATTTAAAATATTTGATTAAATTTTCTAAATAGGTTTTATATAATTCAATGTGTTTGTTATTTAAATTATTTATTTTATTTTTATCTTCATTATTGTTTATTAATTCATTCAATAAATTAATATTATAATCTTTTATTCGTTTTTTATAAAATTTTATATCTTTATTTAATTTATTATTATTATTAATATTATTATTATATTTTTCACTATTACTAGGTATATTAATTTTATTATTATGATTTCTTTTTATAAAATCTAAATTTATTTTTTGCATATTTAAATATACACTTATTTTATATTTTTTAATTGAATGCGTGTATTATTATTAAATATATCATTACCTAAACTTAATAAATTATTTTCATTTATATAATTCGATTCTTGTTTTTTTAATAAATAATCTGATGTTAATTCTGAATACTCATTGTTATGTGTTTTATTATTATTATATAAATCACTATTATTATTTACATTGAACTTATTGTTGTAATGTAATAATTCTGTTTCTAAATCTATTTTATTAGAAAATTGTGAAAATGTTGGTTTTTTTGTTCCTGGATAAAAATTTGTAGTTGTATCAAACTCATTATATTGCTTTTCGATTACATTGGTATCTTTTTCTTTTAAATTGTATTTCATTGATAACGGCCTTGGATCAAATACTGGTTCTATATTATTACTTGGTATATTTCTATCGTATATTTTATTATTTATATTATCCTGATTCATATAGTAATTATCGGTTTTCTTCATATTTATTATATTATTATTATATTTTAAATAAATATATTATAATAATAATTAAAGATAATTTTTTAATTATTGTAATTATTAATGTGTGGGATATTTGCTTTAATTAATTCTAATAAAGATTTTGATTTAATAAAAAAAGAATTTCAAAAGGGGAAAATTAGAGGACCTGAAAATACTGAATTATTAAAAATTAATAATACATATATCGGATTTCATCGTTTAGCTATCAATGGGTTGAATGATAAGTCTAATCAACCATTCCATATTAATAATATTTATTGTATATGTAATGGTGAAATTTATAATTACAAATCATTGGCCCATGATTATAATATTATTTTAACTACCGATTCTGATTGTGAAATTATTATACAATTATATATTAAATTTGGCATAGAAAAAACTATCAAATTATTAGATGGAGTATTTTCTTTTTTTATATATGATACTAATATTAATAAATTTTTCATAGGCAGAGATCCTCATGGTGTTAGACCTCTTTATTATTTTAACGAAAATAATACTTTTGGCTTTGCTAGCGATTTAAAAGTATTGTATAATTTATGCGATCATAAATCTAATATTCATAATTTTACACCATCTCATTATTTTTATATCACCCAAGATAATAATACTATTTATTTTGATAAATTAAATTATTATAGGTTACCCGATTACAATTTAACCATTAATAATAATAATAATGATTTTAATGATCTAAATATTATATATAACAATATTGTTGATATTTTGAAAAAATCTGTACATAAAAGAGTAATCGATACATGTGAACGACCAATTGCCTGCTTATTATCTGGTGGATTAGACAGTAGTTTAATAGCAGCTTTAGTTAATGACTATTTAAAAAATAACAATAAAAAATTAGCAACATTTAGTATTGGATTAAAAGATTCGGAAGATTTAAAATATGCTAAAATTGTAGCGCAACATATTAATAGTGAACATACTGAAATAATATTATCCGAAGATGAATTTTTTGACAGCATACCACATGTCATTTATGATATAGAATCATACGATACAACAACCATTAGAGCTAGTGTTGGTAATTATTTAATTGGTAAATATATAAAAAATAACACGGATTATAAAGTTATTTTCAACGGAGATGGCGCAGACGAGTTAATGGGTGGGTATTTGTATTTTAGAAAATGTCCTAATTTTTCAGAATTTAATATCGAATGTAAACGATTATTAGAAAATATCAATAGATTCGATGTATTAAGAAGCGATAAATCTATATCATCACATGGATTAGAACCTAGAACACCCTTTTTAGACAAAAATTTTGTTGATTATTATATTTGTATTAATAATAAATTGAAACACGATACTACTTTAAGATTATGTGAAAAATATTTAATACGAAAAGCATTTGAAATAAATATGCCTGGATTATTACCTAAAAATATATTATGGAGAAAGAAAGAAGCTTTTAGTGACGGAGTTAGTAGTTTAAAAAACTCATGGTATAATATTATTACTGATAAAATTAAAACATTATATCAAAGTAATTATTTGTTATTGGTTTCTTTAAATTTATTATTAGATGATAAAAATTCAATTAACACTCCAACTACATATGAACAAGCTTATTATAGATATTTATATAATTTAAATTATATAGGAACCGAATCATTAATACCATATTTTTGGATGCCTAAATTTGTATTAGCAAATGATGCTAGCGCTAGAAGTCTTGATATTTATAATCAAGCATAAAAACAATTTGGATTTTTTTAATTTAAGTTTATATAATCATATAAATATATAATCATATAAATATATAATCATATAATTAAATTTAATATGAATTTAATTAAAAAAACTACATTTATTGTTATTAGTTTTTTCGTTTTAATATATACTTATTTTAGTTATTTTAAATATAATGATAAAATTACTTATTTTACTACAGATAGTAGTTATAATTCCCAAAAATTAATTGAATCGTTAAAGAATACCGGTCTCGTAAAAGATCCTATTAAAAATTTTAATAATTCTAGTTGCAAACTCTTCGATTTTTATGATATTTCTAATAATTGTAATAATTTTATTCAAAAATATTATAATGATGAGTTTTTAAACAAAATTAAATTATTAGTTAATGAAGACAATTTATATTTTATTGATCCTGTTATCGATCCTCTATCTTTTACTATTCAATTATATACTATCAATGATTTTATGAGTTATCATTTTGATACTAATTTTTCTAGTGGGTCTAGATATACTGTTTTAATTCCATTATATATTAACCAATATAATGAATCTTATTTAACTATTAAAAATAATAACAAAGAAGAAGAAATTATTGATATATCTTTAGGTAATGGTATAGTTTATAATGGCGATAAAGTTTATCACAAAGTATCTAAACAATCTATTAATGGTGAAAGAATTACATTAATTATTAATTTGACAACTAACCACAAATATAGTGTTTTTGGTAAAATTTTACAAAAAATTAGAAATTATATGCTTGAATATTACACATGGTAAGTATATATTTAAATTATTTAAATATATTCCTCATTTATTATATATTATGAATTATGAATTATTAAAATCTGCTTTAAATAATCCTGATAATTTAAATTTTATTGATTATTCATTTGATAATATTCATAAATCTAAAAATGATATTTTACAAAAACTTAATTATGACTCTGATACTTTAAAACATATTAATAAAAAATTAAAAAATTATATTTATGTTGAAAATTTTAACGACATTACACCTAATTCTTTTATTAAGTGGGTTAATATTTCTAACCCTTATAATTTATCTTTAAAAAATGGAGGGTTTTTCTGTTGTTTTAAAAATATTGAAAATCCAGAAAATACTACCGCTGTTGTCAAATTATTTAATAATAAATATATATCTATTTATCTTAATCATAATTTGATTTTTAAAAAAATATCACAACAAGAAAATATTATTTTAAAAGCTTTGAACTTAATAAATAAATCTTAGATTTTTTCGAAAAACTTGAACAACTCTTCATTTTTATTATATTTTTAACAAATATGTATATCAATGTCGTGTGGTATTATACATCTATTATCAATATTAAAAAAAAATAATATAGATAATATTAATGTTAAATATATAAACATTTAATTATATTATTTTATACATCAAGACAATATAAATAATGTTAGCGAAAAAATTTATAAAATAATGGCAATATTAAATAATAATCACTATATAATTGTACAAGGTGGACATATATATATAAACATTCTAAAATTTTATCTATAAATTGTAATGATAAATATGAAGGATTACCAGAACAGATTATAAAAACATATACGTTATCATAAAAATAATAATTATCATAATACATACATTGAATATTTATACCCTCTTTCACAAACTATTATGATTGAACCAGTTCGTACTAGCGATAATAATATATATATATATATATATGATAAACTGTGTATTAAAAAATGGTTTGAAACTGACAATACTTCACCACTAACAGGATATTATTTATATGATATATATATATATATATATTACACCCACTAATGAAATTACTAATAATATTTGAGTATATGTTAAATCCATTTATGTAAATATTTAATATAAATTATTTATTTATAATATTGAATTATAATTATATTTTATAGTACAATAAAATATAATTAACTCATGAACCATCAAGATTGGCAACAATGTACATTTAATACTATTTCTAGTAATGCTAACCAAGAAATATTAAAAAAAAAAAATAGTACTAAAACATCTAATCCAGAACATTTCAAATTAGAACAATCTAATAATTTAGGAAAAATAATTGCTGCTAGACGCGTTGATCAAAATATTAAACAAAAAGAACTTGCAAACAAAATTGGTGTATCTGTGCAAGTATTAAATAGATGGGAATCCAATAAAGAAATTTTAACAAATTCTAATATTGCTAGTATTGAAAAAATTTTAAATATTAAACTACCTAGAAATAAAAAAATTAAGATTACTGAAAATGATACATAAATAAAAGCATGTACAATATCACAAAAACCCTCCCTATCGTTTTGTATTAATTGTACATTTATTAAATAATTAATTTATAAAAAAAATTATAAAAATTATTATTACATTTTTATTTTAAAATATTATTATTAATCTAAATTTTTTTTATAGTTATTTTTACAAATTTATTATTTGAAACTTGTACAATATTCAGGATTTATCAGGGAAATATTATTTGTACAATATTTATATAATAATATATATTTTAAAAATGAACTTAAAGAACTTAAACAACTGCTATTTTCACACTTTTCGTTTTTGTTACCATATATCATAATAATATATATATACAAAAAAAAGTTAAAAAAAAAGTTAAAAAAAGATTCTCAAATTATATGGTTTTGGACATTTATAAATGTCCTATTTTAGATTCTGGAAAATACTTTTGAAATTAAAATTTATTTTTTGTT